GATGCGACAGGTGCAGACAAGTTGCAGGTTAAGTCAGTGGTTTACGGTTACGCAGCAGCATCTGCTGAGCGTTACCCACTCGCTGCCTCAATCATCTCAGGAACAGGTCTTGTAGCGCCATCGTTTTGATAGTTACTCCTAGTTTCTAGTACAATTATCGGGTTGGGTCTTAATCGGCTCAACCCGATAATTGGAGAAACTTTGCAAAAATGTAATAAATGCAAAAAAATTAAAAACGAAGATTCTTTTTATAGAAATCAAGATTGGTGTAAAGATTGTTACCGCGCTTGGTATAAAAGCCGATCCAAAGTAACTGTTGAAATTACAGAAACAGAATGTGAATTTTGCAAAAAAATCTTTTTACCAAAAATCAGAGTTGTTGGCTCTTATTGTTCAAGAGAGTGCAAAACAAAAGCGCGAAACGAAAGACTTGCATTTGAGCGCTTAATATCTAAACAAGAGCGTATTTGCTTGCATTGTTCAAAAACAATAACTCAAAAACGCAGAGCAGATGCAAAGTTTTGTTCTCAAGAATGTAATAACAAAGCTCACGCACTTCAGCGAAAACTGAGGAATCGAGCTGATGAAAAAGGCAAGCGTGGCTATCTCCGAACCGAGATATGTGAGCGCGATGGTTGGATTTGCCAAATCTGCAAAGAGCCAGTTGAAAGAACTGCTCACCATCCAAATCCACTAGCCCCAAGCCTTGACCATATAATTCCAGTTTCTAAGGGTGGCTCAAGTGATCCATCCAATCTGCAACTTACTCATCTAAGATGCAACCTCAAGCGGGGAAATAGAGCATTGTAAGAGCAGGGCAATTCCCCCCGATTGTCCTGCTCTTACTTCCAAACTGATTCGGGGGAATCAATATGAAGTCAGGTCACAAAGTTTCAATCGGTTCGTGCGATCCTGGGATGGTCAATGGCGCTTTCGCTTATCGGCTCATTCAATTGGTTCAAGCACGATCCTCACGGCTCGGCCCGTTCGTAAGAGTTAAAGGCTCGGGGCTACTTTCCAAGCAACGCAATCGAGTGGTCAAACAGTTCCTTGCAACTGATTCTGACTGGCTCTTGATGCTTGATAGCGATGAACAATTGACACTTGATGCTTTCGATAAGTTGATTGAAACAGCACACGATAAAGACCGCCCCATTGTGGCAGGTCTAGTTTTCGCAGGGTTCGGCATTGAGGGTGCGTTATATCCGCAACCAGTGCCAGCAATCTTTGCTGATACTGAAGAAGGCTTCTTGCCTTTATTCAATTACGACAAGAACGCAGTTTTTGAAATTGGAGCAGCCGGAACAGGTTGCTTGCTGGTTCACCGTAGCGTGTTTGAAAAGATGCGCGATGAAGCCGATGCTCATATGGGTAAAGATTGGTGCTGGTTCTTTGATGGGCCGATTAACGGTGAATGGATTGGCGAGGATTTACTTTTCTCGCGCCGCGTTCGTGCGCTAGGTTTTCCAATTCACGTCAATACCGGCGCAGTTTTGCCTCATCAAAAGTCTTACTGGATTGATGAACGGCACGCGCAAGAATGGAAATAATTAAGAAGATTTTGCGCAGACTCCCAAAGAAGGAGACTGCGACTGCACTCCCACCGCTTGAGAGAGCGATACTGCCAAAGGTAGAAATGAGGAAAGAGCGTGGCTCTAACTAACTGCTATGCAACACTTGCCGAAATCAAGGCAGCTCTTGCCATTGAAGATTCAAACGATGATCTAGCTCTTGAAGCGGCTATCACCGCTGCAAGTCGTATGCTTGATGATTACACAGGGCGCTTCTTTTACAAAGATGGCACTACCCAATCACCTGTTGCACGCTACTTCACGACTGCCGATTGGTATAACTGCCAAATTGATGACATTGTGACCATCAACGAAATCGCCATTGATACAAACTTTGACCAAACTTACGGCGTAGTTTTTGCAACATCTGATTATCTAGTTGAGCCAGTAAATGCTCCACGCAAGGGTTGGCCTTACACACGCATTTTGGCATCGGGTGCTTATGTATTCCCTGCCTATATTCCACAGGCAGTGCGAGTCACAGGCATTTGGGGTTGGTCGGCAGTGCCAAGCGAAATCGCAATGGCTACGCTGATCCAAGCCACCCGCCTCTTTGCCCGCAAACAATCACCATTTGGAATTGCAGGAGCGCCTGATATGGGTGTTGTTCGCCTTTCATCTCGCCTTGATGCAGATGTTGAAGTTCTCTGCCGTCGATTTCGTAAGATGTACGGACTGGCTAAGTAATGAATATCAGCACCGTTCGTGACGGGTTAAAAACTCGCCTTCAGACAATTACCGGGCTTCGTGCCTATGACGTCATTCCCGACAAGGTAACGCCACCGTGTGCGATTGTCGGTCAGCTAGATTTCACATTTGATATTGACAATGCTCGCGGGCTAGACCAAGCAAGCTGCGATATTTATGTGATTGTTCAACGCCTCGATGCTCGCTCAGGGCAAAACAAACTCGATGAGTATTTAGGCTCAGGCTCTAAATCAATCAAGAGTGCAATTGAAGGTGATCGAACACTAGGGGGAGCAGTAAATACTCTGCGAGTTACTGGCGCAGAGGCTGGCACATATACAGAAGGTGAAATCACCTTCCTTTCATATCGCTATCGCCTCACAATCTGGGGATAAGGAGAAAAAATGGGTTACACAGTTGCCTCAGATTTCGAGGTTTGTGGAAAGAAAAAGGGTGAGACTCTCACCAAAGAAGATTTGGCTGGAATCAATGTTGAGGCACTTGTTGCTTCAGGTCACGTTGCAGATTCAGCCGCAAAGCCAACACCAGCAAAAGAAGAAGGAGCAACTAACTAATGGCACGCATAGTCCTAACAGATGCAAAGGTAACGATTAACGGCGTTAATCTTTCAGACCATATTGCATCAATCACAATCAATCAGAGCAACGATGTTGTTGAAACAACTGCCTTCTCAAACACTGCAAAGACCCGTGTTGCTGGCTTGGCAGATAACTCAGTGACTCTTGAGTTCCATCAGGATTTTGCTTCTTCAAATGTTGAAGCAACAATCAACGGCTCAACTTCACTCGTTGGAACAGTTACCGCAATCGTGGTCACACCAACTTCAGGCTCAGTCTCAGCGACAAACCCTTCATACTCATTCAACGCGCTTGTAGCTGAATGGACACCACTTAACGGATCAGTTGGAGAACTTTCAACCGCTTCAGTTACTTGGCCAATTTCAGGTGCTATCACAAAGGCAACTGCATAATGGCACGCATCGTACTCACAAACGCCTCAGTGGTCTTTGGTACATCAAACGACCTTTCAGATCACATTGCCAGCGTAACAATCAATACTTCTTACGACATTGTTGAGACAACTGCGTTCGGCAACACTGCAAAGACTCGCATTGCCGGTCTTGCAGACAACTCAGTTTCTTTCGAGTTCCACCAGGACTTTGCAAGCGGATCAGTTGAGTCAATCATCTACCCACTTCTTGGCACTGCCGTCACTATTAAGGTCAAGCCTGTTGCAGACACAATCGCAGCGACTAACCCTCAATATTCATTCTCAGCGCTTATCTCAGAGTGGACACCACTTAACGGCAGCGTTGGAGAACTTTCAACTGCATCAGTATCTTGGCCTATTTCAGGCGCAATCACTAAGACAACAACACCATAACAACTAAGGGGGAAGTAAAATGGATGGACTAGGAATCAAAGTAAAGCTCGCGGATGGGTATGAAAATACCTTCCCACTGCGCCCAAAGACAATCGTTGCCTTTGAGCAAAAGTTTGGCAAGGGCTTTGGCAAGTTGTTAGAGGATCAGAAAATTGAGCATATTTATTGGCTCGCTTGGAAATCCTGCCAAGAAAACGCAGTCGTGGTAAAACCATTTGACGGCGGTTTTTTGGACACACTTGAAAGCGCAGAACTGGTCGCAGACCCAAATTCCGAATCCACAGAGAATCTCTAACTTATAGCATCGCTGCAATCTCTGTGGAAACGGGCATTTCACCGCTTGATTTACTAGAATCACCCGATGGAATACTTGAGGCAATAGTGATTTACCTTAAGCAAAAGAACAAAGCGCGGAGTTAAAATGGCTGAAGAAGTTATCGTTCTCACGGGCATCAAGGAAACTCTTGATGCTCTCAAAGAGTTCGATAAAGATGCGGTCAAACGCTTCAACAATGTCATTAACTCCGAACTCGGCAAAGCCGAATTAGATGCAAGAACTGAAGTTTCTCGCATCAATAACTCTAAAGGCACTGGTACTCCGATGAGTGGATGGCGGCAAGGCAACGCTGCAAGGCCGTCATCTACTCGCGGGGGTGCTGGCTGGCCGGGTTGGAATCCAGCCGAAATCACCGCTGGCATTGTAAAGAGTAAGGCGCAGGGTCGCACTCGCGGTGACTACACGACAAGTGCGGGCGCATTGCGTAACAACTCAGCCGCTGGCGCTATCTTTGAAGTCGCAGGGCGTAAAACAAAAACATCCGGCGCACGCACATCCGGCGCACAATTCCTGCGTACTCTTTCAGCTCGCTTTGGTAGGGCTTCACGCGTTATTTGGAGCGTGGTAGATCGTGACCGCGAGCGTATTCAAAAGAACGTGGCAGATGCTTTAGATGAAGCAAAAAAAGAATTAGATAAACACCTCAATCAGCAAAGGGCGGCATAAATGGCAACTGGCGCGATAGTCGCAAGAATCCTCACCCAATACACTGACAAGGGTTCAAAGGCGGCACGCAAAGACATTGCCAAACTTGGCAAGGATTTCGACAAGTTTGCCTCACGCGCCGCCAAATCCTTCGGATTGGCTGCCGCTGCTTCGGCTGCTTTTGCGGCTAAGATTGGCATTGATGCAGTTCAGGCTGCCGTCGAGGATCAGAAATCTCAGGCAATCCTCGCCAATTCTTTGCGTAATACTATCGGCGCAACCGATGAGGCTATTGCTGCAACTGAGAAGTTCATTGCAAAGCAACAGTTACTTGTTGGCGTATCCGACACTCAGCTTCGTCAATCTCTCATTACCCTCACAGGAGCTACACGCTCACTCACCGAGGCTCAATCTTTGCAGAACATCGCACTTGATGTTGCAGCTTCCGGTTATGGTGATGTTGAGAGCGTTTCAAAGGCTCTTGCTAAGGCTTACACAGGCAACCTTGGCGCACTCAAGAAGCTCGTGCCAGGCATTGATGCCAGCATTGTAAAGAGCAAAGACTTTAACAAGGCAATGGAATACTTGTCAGCAACAATGGGTGGCGCTGCTGCTACTGCTGCCGATAGCCTTGAAGGTCGCTTGCGTATCCTTCGCATCTCTTATGATGAAATCCTTGAAAGCCTTGGTTATGCGTTGCTCCCAGTCGTGCAAGAGTTTGCTGGCTACCTTGTCAGCGATGTTCTTCCACGCGTTCAAGAGTGGGTGGATCTCAATAAGGATAAGCTCGCAGCAGGTTTGCGTGATGCTGCCGACTTTATGCGCTCACTTACTGAAAAGGCTATGGCTTTTGGTCAGTGGGTCACAGATAACACAGGCAAGGTCAAAGTTATTGCTGGCATTTTTGCAGGTATGTTCTTGGTCGAAAAGGTTGCAGCGTTTGTTGTCCTTATCAAGACACTGACCAGCGCAATGGTCGCTCTGCGTACTGCCGCCCTTGGCACTGCGATTGCTACCGCCCTCGCAACGGGTGGCTTGAGCCTTGCCGGTGCTGCTACTGCCCTCGCTGCCGTTGGTGTTACCGCGCTTGTCACTAAGAACTTTATGGATTCAATGACTGCCAGCACCGAAAAAACTACAAAGGCAACTGGCAAACTCAACTCTGCTCACGGTTCATCTTTGAAGTTAAACAAGGATTTTGTCACTACAAATAATAAGTACAACACTTCTTTGAACACCACTATAGGCACTACAAAGAAGCTCACTGAAGAGCAAAAGAAGGCTCTTGAGGTTCAAGCTCAACTTGCCAAGTTTGGTGTGACCACTAAAGAGAACGATCCAATTCAACTTGAGGCGGCTCGACTCAACCTCATCAAGCAACAGGCTATCGGTATC